CGGGCAGGACGCGCAACGATGCTACGAGGACGCGGAGCCGTGGCTACTCGCGAACCGGCCGGAGCTTCACGCACGGTTTTATTTTACAGGCGCGACATAGGTATGGCAGCAGTCCGAGACTTCGACCCGACCCAGATTAACTCCGACTTCTCGGCGATACTTTTGCAGGCGGGCGTCTCGTTCACTTATCAGGGGGTTTCGGTCACAGGAATCTGGTCCTCATCGCGGGATGCGTTCTCGGAGTTCGAGGACCAGCGCCGAACCGACAGCAAGTTCACGGTCTTTCTGCTCACGTCGAGCGTCAGCGCCACGCCGCAAGTCACCCAGACGCTTTCTCGCGCGAGCATCACTTATTTCATCGAACGCGTGACCTTGGACGCCGAGGGCGCGGGCTGCGAAATCGAAGTTTGCAAGTCGATATGATCGAGATTGAAACTAGTTTCTCGCGGCTGGAGTATCAGCTCGCTCGTCTCGCCGACGCGGCAAAGGTGGACCTCGGTATGGTCATCAAAGAGGAAGCGAAATACGCGATTCAGACTATCGTGAAATTCACGCCTCCCAAGAGCAAGCAGCAGGGCGCAAACGCGATTCGCGCGGATTTCAGCAGGCTCGCGGAACCGTTGGTTTTCGAAGACCTTCAAGCGAAGGCGACGAAGGGCGGATTCTACAAGTCGATGGCGCGATATGTCCGCAACCGAGACGTGGAGAAACTGCGCGCGCTTTTTCGCAATCCGAATCTGACGCATTATTACGGCAGGCCGTTGCTCGAAAACGAAGACGCGATCAAGAAATACCATAAGGAGCAGCGAAATGATCGCGGAAGAATCAGAGGAAAACCCCGAGTTCTTGCGTTCGGTTCCGACTTCCGACGAGTCAGATCAATCATGGAGGATCGCGTTGGATGGACGGTCTCAGGCTGGAACGCATCGGCCAAAGTCACCGGCGCGCGCTACAAGAAATTTAGTGACAAACTTAAGGCGCAGGTAGGCGGAAACATTCGCTTCGGCTCAGTGCAATCGAGCTTCGGGCCGCAGCCGTTCATCAAGGCGACGGCGCACAACGTGAAGATTCCGAACTATCAGCGAATGATCGACGCGGCCATAAATTCACGCGTCAGAACGACCGCGAAGAAAGTCGCCGCCGTTCTCGCGAATCGCGCCGTCAATCTCGGCTTCACCCGCGTCGGCGGAGCAATGCCAATAAAAACAGCAGCCGCATGAGCACACGCACCAACATCCGCACCGCGACAGCGAACGCTCTCACCGGCGCGCTCGTCGTGCCTACCGCCAACATCCTTCGCGGGCGCAACAACACGATTGCCAGCATCTCGTTTCCCGCCGCCGCCGTTTACGCGGTCAGCGAGCAGATCGAGGTGCGCACGCTCGGGCCGAGTAACCGGACGCAATACCGGCAGCTTCAGCTCGTGGTGGACTACTTCACCGCGGAGAGCGGAACATATTTGATCGACGACCTTTTCGACACCGGCAGCGCGGCGGTCGAGGCCGCAGTGTTGGCCGACGTGACGCTCGGGGGTCAATGCCGCGACCTTCATTTGACGAGCGTGGATTATGTGATCGAGCCAGACGAGGACAGGCGCTTCGGCACGGCTCGTCACACTTTCAACTGCATTTATTTAACCACCGACTAACATGGCAAACCATCTCGGCCGCGAAGGCCTCGTCAAAATCTCCACCACTGCAATCGGCGAGCTGCGCAACTACGCTCTCAGCCACTCCTCGGACACGGTCGAGGATTCCGTCATCGGCGACACCTATCGCACGCGGCTCGCGACGATGAAAACTTTCAGCGTCTCGGGCGATCTCTATTGGGACGAGAATGACGCCGGCCAACTCCTGATCACCATCGGAAGCTCGGTCACGCTCAACCTTTACCCAGAGGGCGCGGACAGCGGCGACCGATACTATTCCGGCGCGGCCATTGTGACGAAGTTCGACATCAGCGCATCGTTCGACGGCATCGTCGAGGGCTCTGTCGCTTTTGAGGGTAACGGCGCTCTGAGCACGCTGACCGCCCCCTAATTTCTTAGCAGGAAAACACACACAACACATGGAAGCAATCGACCTAGTCAGGGAACATTTCGCATCACTCGGCACGCGCAAAATTGACGTGCCCGAGTGGAAGCTCGTGGTGCACGCATCGCCGGTTACGCTCGGCGAAAAGAATCGGCTCTATCGCCGAAGCAAAGAGAACGACATGGAGTTGCTTGTGGACATCTTGATAATGAAAGCGACCGACGAGCACGGCGCGAAACTCTTCACGATCGAGCACAAGCCGACGCTACTAAACAAGGCCGACAGCAACGTCGTGGGACGCGTCGCCAACGCCATTCTGGCCGACAACGCGCCGAGGGTTGATGACTTAAAAAACTGATTTACGGCGGGGAGGCCGCCGACTTCCTCGCCGTGTATGCTCTCGCGGACCGTCTCGGCAAATTCGCAAGCGAAGTGCTCGCCATGCCAGCGCAAGAACTTAACGGCTGGCTCGTTTACATAGAGCACCAAAACCGGAAATCGAAACATCATGGCTGAAGCTACATTCACATTACGCGCGGTTGATTCGACTAGGGCGGCGTTTGCGAGTGTGCAGAATTCCCTGACGAAGATTCATTCGACGGCGAAAGCAGTGAGCACAGGCATTGCTAGTTTCTTTGGACTTCGCGCCCTTCTGTCAGTCGGGAGAAGCGTCAACGCAATGATGGAAGACGTTGAGGCGAATTCGCAAAAGTTTGCGCTTACATCCGATGAATTAAATAAACTGACGCGAGTAACTGGAGCGGTCGATCAAGGAGTAATGTTTCTGAAAAAAGGATTGGTTTTCGCAGCCGATGCAGCTCTCAACCTAAAAGATCAAATTTTCGGAGTCAGCAAAGTTGAGTCATTCAGCATTGCCGATAAAATAAGGGCTGACAAAGATGTCCCAAAAATTGCGGAAGCAACAAAGCAACTCGAAGAATTAAAAAACACTTTTAATTCGCTTGGACAAACTACCAACGAAAAATTCAAACAGCTTTTTACGGACATTGGAAAAATTCAAGCGAGGCCAAATGATCCGGCAAAAAGTTCCTCACTCAATTCTTTGGAAAAAGAAGTAGAGGTGCAGAAATTAGTTAATGAATGGAGAGTAATTAGTTTTAACTCTTTGGAAAATTACAACAAAGCCGTTGAGGATAGTAATAAAGTACTGGATCAATACAACTTTTCGCTGCTAAACGAAAAACAGCAGCAAGCTCAAGTCAACGCGGAGCTGACAAAGCTGCTTGCTCTGCGTCGTGCAGATGAAGCCTTGCTAGCAAATAGAGACCCATCACGAAAAATGCTAACGGTGGATGAAGTTGAGGCGATTGATAGAATGCTTGTTGCTCTCCCGAAAATCAACGAACTCATCGGCAAGCGTAAGGTTTTGGAAACCGATCTCCAAATCATCGCGCGCAAATCTGGCGACATCATCGCAAGCGGATTCGAGGACGCGATTTTCAGCGGCCAAAAGCTCGGCGAAGTTATCCGGTCGCTCGGGATGGATTTAATGCGGATGATCTTTAATCAGACCGTGACTGCTCCGCTAGCGGCGGGAATCAGCGGCGCGATCCTGAAGGGCTTTCGCGCCGAGGGCGGACCCGTCGGCGCAGGCGGTGCCTACGTCGTCGGCGAAAAAGGCCCAGAGCTATTCGTACCCAGCTCCTCGGGCAGCATCGTGCCGAACGGCGCAATGGGCAGCAGCGGCGGGGGCTCAGGCGGCGTCACGGTCAACTACAACATCGCGGCCGGCGTCTCGCGCGCCGAGCTGGTGCCAATCCTCGAACAAGAGCGGCGTCGTCTCAAGGCCGAGATTCCTGACATGGTGCGCCGCGGGGGAAGCTATCGTAGTGCGTTTGCTTGAGTTCCTAGACGCTTATGGCCATCTCCTATCCTCTCACCCCTCCCGCAGCGATTCGCATCGCTTCCTTGCGTTTCTCGGCCATCAGCGCAGTCGCCCGCAACATCTCGCCGTTCACCTTTTCGAGCCAGAGCTACAACTGGACCGGCACGATGCTCAGCGGCGACGTCGAATGCCCGCCAATGAACCGCGCAGACGCCGAAGAACTCATCGGCTTTCTGATCATGGCTGCGCGCGGCACGTTCTATTTCCGCGACTACGCCAACGGCACGCAGCGCGGCACGATGACCGGAATCCCGAAGCTAAACGGGGCGCATGTCGCGAACACGACGACGCTCACAGTGGACACCGGCGTCGGATCGTGGGCCGTTGGCGATTACATTCAGCTCGGGACCGGAAGCAGCTCGAAGCTACACAAGATCACGCAGGTAAATTCTGCGACCTCCTACGAAATCTTCCCGCTACTGCGCACCAACTACCCCGACGACACCGCGATTGTTTACAGCAACGCCGTGGGCGTCTTCCGCCTCGGGACCACGACGTGCGAATGGTCAATCGACACGGCGAAAAAGTATGGGCTGAACTTCTCGATCTTCGAGGCGATCAACACATGAGCCGCACGATTCCCGCTCCTC